TGGCTACAAAAGTCACGCAAGTTCCATTGCAACTGATTAGCGGCAAAGACGAGCGGACTGTTTAACGTTTCATTTCGTTTCACAGTCGGCAGTTTAAGCCGCTATTTTCGTTTTAGGCTGCCGCAATCCAAAAGGGCAGTTTGATGAGAACATCTATTGAAATCAGCAAGGAAATTCAATCCTTGCAAGCTCGCGCCGAAGCTATCGTTGCAATGGCGAAAGAAGAAGCCCGCGATCTGAACGCGGAAGAAACCCAAGAAATCGATTCGATTGTTGGGACTGATGCTGAATCCGGCAAGATTTCTGCACTTCGAAAAGACCATAGCCGAATGTTGCGAATCGAATCAGCAGCAGTCGATATTGTCAAGAAGCAAGAAGCAGCGGAAGCACAACCAATCAAGATTCCAGCACGAGCAAAAGCAAAGGCTCCAGTAGGATTCGAATCTGCTGAAGATGCTTGGTTGATGGGTAACTGGGCGTTGGCTGCGTTCAATGGCAACTCGCGGTCGAAGCGAATCTGCAAAGATCACGGAATCAAAGCAGCGTTATCGGCTGGCAACAACACGCTCGGCGGGTTTTTGGTTCCTGAGCCACTATCTGCGGCTATCGTTGAGCTTCGCGAGTTGTATGGTGTGATTCGTCAGAACGCAACCGTCATCCCAATGAGCGATGCGACATTGACAATCCCTCGTCTAGCAAGCGAAGTCACTGCTTACTACGTTGGCGAAAACGTTACGATTACCGCAAGCGATCCAACGCTATCTTCCATCAAGCTTGACGCGAAGAAGCTAGCGACGTTGACGGTGATGAGCAACGAAGTCAACGAAGACGCTGCAATCTCTATCGCTGAGATGTTGAGCCGATCCATCGGCCAGAGCTTTGCGATTGCGGAAGATGCGGCTGGATTTTTAGGTGACGGAACTTCGACCTACGGAGGAATCCAAGGCTTGATTTCCGCTCTCGCTGCTGGTTCGCAATACACTGCGACATCGCGAACGACCTTTAGTGCGTTGACGATGGCAGACTTTGAATCGATGATGGGCCAGGCGAAACAATGGGCTGGCTATTCGCCTAAATGGTACATATCAAAGGCTGGTTACGCAGCTTCAATGGCTCGTCTTGCCGATGCTGTTGGTGGAAACACCAACGTGACAATCGCTAACGGTCCATCAATGGTTAGCTTCTTGGGATTCCCTGTTGTGATGACGCAAGGGCTTGAAAGTCGGTTGACAGGCACCACGACCGGCACCTTCTGTTTCTTTGGCGACCTTCGACAAGGCGTTTACATGGGAAGCCGTAAGGACATCACTCTTGCAATCGATTCCAGTCGGTACTTCGATCAAGACAGCATCGCCTTGCGTGCGGTTCAAAGATTTGACATCCGATGCTTCGACGTTGGCGCTGCTTCGGTGTCCGGCGGCATCATTCGCGGCATCTTCGGTTAAGCCTAGAGCCACCCCTGTTGCTCCAGGCGGTTTGGGGGTTAGTAAGCTTTGCTGCTAACCCCCTTTTCTGAAACAAACAAACTTCCAAAAGGATAAAAAGCCATGAAACCAGTTCAGTCCAATCTTTACAGCGTCTTGCTGGCACCAGCAGCATCGGCAACCACAGCACGAACCGCGAACCTTGACACGACAGGTGCGAACTATGCATCAATCGTTGTTTCAATTTCGGCTGAGGCAAACACCAACTCCACCAACGTTGCGATTCAGTTGTCCGAGTCGGATACGACGGTTGCGACAACCTTTGCGACGTTCAACGCAAGTTTCAACCAGACCCTCGACAACACATCCGCGATCGTTCACGCATCGCACGTTGACTTGAAGGGTCGAAAGAAGTTCCTGCGTTTGACTTTGACTCCTGACACAACCACGAACGGCGCAGTTCTTTCGAGTGCTGTTGGTGTTCTCGATCCAGGACTTCGCAACGCGTTGAACTCGGCCAACTCGACTCAGGGCGTTGCAGGCTAGTTTTCTTTTCCGTTTACCCACACTGGAGCAAGCAGGTGAGTGATTCACAAGAGCAAGTAAATATCTGTGCGTTAATGACGGCAAGCAGGTACGAGAACACATGGTGCCGGAACAACATGGAGCATAGCTTTCGCAAGCTAGGCATCCCGTTGATCGTTTCCGGCGGTGTGTACTACGGACAGTGCATGCAGATCATGATGGAGGACGCAATCAAAGCAGGTGTTGAGTACATACTGACGGTTGATGGTGATTCGGTATTCACAGCAGAGCAACTGCAAAGACTGATAAGCATTGCGGTTCAGGAAAAGGAATCGATCGACGCACTTTGTGCAATGCAAGTGCGACGAGGTAAGAAGTCGATTCTCGGAACGCTTGAAGGACAAACACAAGCCACTTGGAACGGTTATCCATTGCGGCTAGATACTGCCCACTTTGGTTTGACAATTATCAACGCCAAGAAACTAGCAGAGGTTCCAAAGCCTTGGTTCTTCTGCCAGCCAAGCTCAACAGGCGGCTGGGACGACGACAAGATCGATTCAGACGTTTGGTTCTGGTGCCAATGGAAGAAGGCGGGAAGATCGCTCTACATGGACCCAGGTTGCAGAATCGGCCATTTGGAAGAAATGGTGGCGATTCACGAGGAAGACATGAGCATAACCCACATGTACCCAGCGGAGTGGGTGGAAAGGATACAGAGACAAAATGCAAACGATAAGACTGCTGAAGCACTGGAAGCGGTTTCCGATAGGGCGGGAAGTGACGTTGAATGATGGTGTTGCTAATCTACTGGTTGAACGTTGTAGGATTGCTGAATATGTTGTCGATGAATCAACAATTGTTTCCGGAAATCGTGACACGTCCAACCGTGGAGCCAGTGACGCTATTCGAAGCGAAAAAGCAACTGGAAATGTCGTTGACCGACGACGCACACGATGACCACCTGACCGACCTGATTAAGCAATGTAGGGAACAGTTCGAAGACGACACTGATACGGCATTGTTGACGCAAACCTGGAAGGTCCAATGCCAGAGCTTTGGTGACAAGATCACTCTTCCAAAACGGCCAGTGCAATCGATCACGACAGTTAAGTATTACGACGGCGCCAACGTTCAGCAAACGCTTTCATCGGCGTTGTACCAACTGCACAAGCCACTCCGGCAGATTCGGCTAGCCTACCAAGCAACAACTCCGGCAACAGCAGCTCGATGGGATGCTTGGGAGATTACCTACGTTTGCGGATATGGTTCGGATGATACCAACGTTCCAGGAGTGGCGAAGCGAGCGATCCTGCAACTGATCGGGTACTACTTCGACGCGAACCGAGGCGACAACGACAGATCGACCGACCTTGGCAACTACGAAAAGCTTGTCCTGCGATACATGAGGGCAAGTTACCCATGAGCAGCAGAACTAAAGTCGGAGCAATGCGGCATCGCGTTCACATTCAAGAGCCTATCGAAGCACAAGACGACACAGGGCAACCAATCGTTACTTGGCAGACGGTGCTGGAGAACGAACCTGCGGACTTCATGCCGACGGGTGGAATGGAATCGATGAGAGGCCGACAGCTTGAAGCAGGCACGAAGGCAATCTTTCGAGTCCGGTACAAGCCTGTCTACACAACACAGATGCGAGTCCTTTTCGACGATGTATCGTATGGCATCACCTACGTCAATCAGGTAGATGGGCTGCGCAAGTTTATAGAACTGGTGGCAACAACATGAGCCTAAAGCTTGAGATTTCATTCGATGAGGCGATGCTTGCCAAGATCATGCAGATTCCATTGCTGATGCGACTTGGGCCGAGCGAACGAGTCTTGAAGGCGATGGCAAAGCCTATTGTGACAAAAGCGAAAGCGATTGCACCAAACTCGAGCATTTCTGGCACACGCAAGAAGTGGGGCAAGAAGTACAAAGACAACGCTGCTTGGCAGATTAGTTCTGGCAAGCACATCAAAACGAAGTATCTGAAAAACAATCGCGGCGGAGTGCTGATCGTCGGTGGCGATCACCCCAAAGCCAACAAGCTGAACTTCGAGGCTGGAGAAAACCGCAAAGTATTTTACTGGGGCGTTGACAGCGGCAAAGTAAAGCGCATCAACCCGTCAGAACGCTTTATGCAACGAGCGTTCGACGAAACAAAAGCAGCGCAACAGTCAGCAGGCTACGCACAATTGGAAAAAGAAATTAAGGAGTTGAAACTTGGCTAAAAACTTACGACTCACCGACACGGTAACAATTGCCAGTTCTGGCACTGTCTCCACTTCGTTGACCCTTGAAAACAGTCGGATACCAGTTGCGTTGACAACTCCTGCGGCGTTGACTGGTACTGCCTTTACCTTCAACGCTTCAGCAGACGGAACGACCTTTCGTCCTTTGTATTACGAATCAACCCAGTACACAGTAACCGTATCCACATCGCGTCATGTTGGTCTGAATCGGCTGGCATTTGAAGGCGTCAAATATCTTCAAATTGTCAGCGGTTCGACTGAGACTGCATCCAGAACTATTGGAGTCATAAGCGGCGAATAATGGCAAGCGACATAGGCAAAGCACTCAGGTCAAAACTACTCAACTACGCGGGGGTTTCCGCGTTGGTTGGGCAACGCATGTACCCTGACGCTTTGCTTCAAAACGCTACGCTCCCGGCAATCGTCTACTACAAAATTTCGACACTTCGCGAACACATCGTAGGCGACGTTACCAGACTCGCCCACGCTCGATTCCAACTCGATTGCTACGGCACATCGCGGGAGTCAGCCAACGACATTTCGCACGCAATCCGAACCAGCGGAATTTGTTCCTACCAGGGGACGACATTGAGTATCTATTTTTGCGGGACAGAGATAGACAGCGGCGATTCTTACGAGAGCGGTCCACCAACGGACGGCAATCAGGAGCATCGGTACATCACCAGTTTCGATTTGTTAGTTCACTATTGGGAGGCGACATAACATGCCAGCTTTAACAGTACCAGTCACAGGCAACGGCGCAACGATTTCAGGTCTTGGAATCACAACCTTTCTGACTTCGATTAGTTCAGCAAAAATTCAAGCCACACCGCTTGATATTACAGTTCTTGCAACGACCGGATTCAAGAAAATGCGACCTGGCGACTTGCGAGACTTGCCAGAAGTTACTGTCGAGTTTTATTGGCTCGGTGCTGCTGTGCCAACTTCGACCACCATGATTCCAACCAGCGAACCGTACGCTGGAACAACATTCACCATCACTTATCCAGGTGCAGGTTCTTTCGCTGGAACCGCATTCGTTAAGAGCGTTGATTTTCCAGCACCAAAGAACGGCGAAGTCATGAAAGGATCGATGACGATCCAGTTCGACGGCGCCACAGGACCAGCCTTCACAGCAGCATAACTATGAGCAAAACAGAACTTGTAACACACGTTGGGACTGGCGTTGATGGCAACCCAGTCGAGTTTGATCAGTGGTTTGTCACTGTCGATGGAGTCAATATGGGCTTGCTTTGCAAGGCACCAGACTCGCGAATCATGCCATTGCTTGAAGGTAACAAACTAAGCGACGAGCAATGGTTGCCAATCGTTGCCGAGTGTTCGACGTTAGCCGGACACGTTGTCAATCCACCTTTCCATTTCCACGTTCCTCCTGCCGAGGAACTTTTAGCAGACGAAGACGAGGACGAAGAAGACGATGACGAACAAGAAGCTAATTGACAAAGACTCGCTGGCCGATGTGCTATCGCAACCAGTCCAAGAGGTTGTCGTTGAGTTCGAGGGCAAGCTGTTTCGTTTGCGAGAGCTTACGGAAGATCAGGCCGTTGCCTACGAACTCGAACTGCAAGACAAGAAAGGCAAGTTCGACGTTAAGAAGATGCGTCGAGCCATGATTGCCCACTCGTGGATTGGTGTTGATGGCGAACGACTGATCGACGACTCCGACAAGCTGAAGACCATGCGTCGAAGCTTGGCAGGCTACTTGTTCGAAGAGTGCCAAAAGCTGAACAGGTACGAACCTGGAGAGCTTGAGGGCTTAGTAAAAAACTTCGACGAAGCCGGAAGCTCAGAATAGCTTACCGGCTGGCCTTGCAGTGGGGGATCGCTGACGTTGACCAATGGCTATCGACACTACCAAAAGGAACGCTGGATAAGTGGCTTGCTTTCGATGCTGTCGAGCCTATTGGCGAACAGCGATTGCAACACGCGGAGCTATTGGCAGTTCTGTACAGGCTTACAGCAGTCACACTGGCAGCACACGGGCAGGGGATGGAACCGATCCAGATTGAAGGTTACATGCCATCGCGGTACGAACCAGAAACCCAGCCAAAGAAACCAAAACCGTCAGAAGCGATTCCCCAAGTTGCATCGATCTTTGGACTCACAGAAATAGTCAAACAGCATGGCCGGATCAATCAACCTAGCTAACGTCGCAATCGGATTCGACGCTTCCAAGATCACTCGCGGCGTTGACTTGTCGGCTGGTGAGATGCGCAAGCTGAATGGAATCATCAAAGAGTCCATTTCGCCAATGGATCGCTATAACGCTGATTTGGCGGTGCTGGAAAAGGCACACAAGGCAGGTGCGGTAAGTGCTGATCGAATGAAGCAGGCTGTTGATCGGTTGCAAGAAAAGTACAAGCAGGGCTTACCTGACAGTAAGCAAGGCGGCATGTTTGGTGGTGGTAAGATTACAGACCTCGCGTCTGCGGTGACTCTTGCAACAACTGCTTTTCGTGGCTTGCAAAGTGTGGTAGGTCCAGTCTTTGACGAAATGGATCGCATCGACAAGATTACAGACCAGGCGAACAAGCTAGGTCTTAGTTTTTCCGAATTAAACACGCTGCAAAGAAGCCTTGGAGAATCATCTGGACTTGGTGCAGATCAAATTGCAATGGCAATGCAAAAGTTCCAGATCGGCATTGTGGAGGCACAGCAAAGCGGAAGCGGTGCTAGCTTCGACGCGCTAGCAGCGTTGGGAATTAACCCAGACGAGCTATCTGGCATGTCTCAGTCGCAGCAATTTGCCAGAATAGCCGACTCAATGCAGGGAGTCGCAACTCATGCGGAACGTCTTAAATTGGCGTTTGATTTGTTTGGAAAGGCAGGAGTCGATTTAGTTTCCTCGCTTGAAGAAGGCGGCGACAAGCTGCGTGAAATGGAAGAATTTGCTAAGCGTGTCGGAATGAATTTGAGCGATGTGCAGGTTGAGGGTATTGGCGCAGCGAATGACGCTATGGATCGACTTTCGATGGCAACTCAAGGCTGGCTGTCGCAGATTGCGGCTGGTTCGGCATCAGGACTTGAAGCTATTGCGGACGACTTAACGAGGCTTGTAAGCGTTGGTGAAAATGCTGAAGAGAGATTTAAGAATTTGGGAATTGCTATCGCTGGAGTCTACGGGACAGCAAAAGACCTTTTTGAACTTACCCCAGGTTCTTTGCTTGGAAAGCTTTTGGCTGGTGAATCAATAGGAAACATCATTGGCGAAGCAGGCTCAATGGACCAGTCTTTTGCAATGATGGATGCCGCTAGGAAAGCTCAGGAAGCAGCAGAAGCAGCGGCTGCGAGCAGGGGAACTAAAAACGAAGAAGCAATGGCAAAAGCAAAGCAAGAGGCTGACGCATTAGCCCAAAAGCAAAAGCTAGAAAAAGAAATAGAAGACGCTGCGAGAACGGCAGAGCAGGAGAAGAAACGCAGGGCGCAAGAAGAAGAAAATGAAAGAAAAAAACGCACTGAAGACATGATCCGAGACGCACAGCGACTCAAAGAAGAAACCGCTAGCCCATTTGAAAAGTACATGGAGGAACTGAATAGGTTGCAGGAGTTGATCGACAACGGAGCGATCGATCAGCAAACCTTTGAGCGTGGAGACAAGAAATTACGCGAGCAACTTCAAAAAGACACTGCACCAGACAAAAACGGCATCGATCTAGCAATTGCTCCAACGCTTGCGGCTGGCAGTGTGGAGGCATACAAGTTCATGAACGAACAAAAGAACGAAGAGATGGAAGTTGCACTTCGACAGGAAGAATTGCAGATTCAGCAAGTCGAGCTAAATAAACAGCAACTCGAAGCAATCAAAGAGATTCAGCCAATCGGGAGGGCACGTTAAATGGCAAGCCAGATTATCGAATCAAGCGAACTCCGAGACGGAAGCGGTAACGTCAAGGCTGGAAAACTCCAGACGCTTATCTTCACTAGCAAGTACAAGTACATCGTACTTGCCGACAGCAAAGACGTTACACGCGAAGAGATTCTGCTACTTACTCCAGGCTTACCGATCATCAACTTGGTTTACGGACCAACCAACCAGAAGTGCATGAGTAAGTCGGCACAACGCATGGCAGGTCACGCACTACACTGGGAAGTCATCGCGGAGTTTGAATCAGGCCAAGAAGATCAGAAGCAATCACCAGACAATCCAGATTCGCCAGACCCGGTAACATGGATTCCGCTTTTTAAGATCGACTCGTTTGAAACCAAACAACGAGTGCTGTACGAAGACTTCGATGATCCACCCAAGAAGATTATCAACTACGCAGGCCAGCCTTTTGCGGAACCACTGACGCGAACGGTCACAATCTGTTCGTTCTCGCTTGTCCAGTTCGAAGACGCTTCGCAAGACATCAATACGATTATGGATCGTAATGACACTGTAAACGAAGACACGTTCCGAGGCCGTGAACCTAAAACATGCAAGTTAAACGTGACTGGTGCCGAACTTGGCTACTTCGGATTCTTTCCAGCTTGGCGAATCAGCTACAAGGTCACTTACGATCCAGACACTTGGGAAACTGAATTATTGCAGGTTGGTAGCGTGTTTAAAGACGTTG